GCGCGGCGTTCAGGAAATCCTGATCTTCCTGCGTTCGGTCGACGGTCGGGCCGGTGCGCTGCGCAGCGCCCTGCGCCTGGTTCCAGAGCCCCGCGCGGCGGGCGGCCGCACCACCAGCGTTGCCGCCGTATTCGTAGTGGTCGCGCGTGTCGTACGTGCCGTAGCCGTCTTCGCCGCGGCCGGTGAGTCGTTCGTAGCTGTTGTCGCGTGCGGGCATCGCGTCACCCCCTCTGCGCGGCGGGCAGCCGCTTGGCCTTGCGCAGAACCGCCGCCTCGAGCAGCAGCCCCGCGAGCGAGAACCCCTGGCCCGTGCCGACCGCTCCGCCGCCAGTCGGCGGCTCGTCATGGAGCGCGAACCGGATCGCCTGACACTTCTGCTGCTTCACCTGCACACGGAACTGCTCAAGCGGCATGTCATCGAGCACCGCATCGCTCCACGGCGAGCTTTGCGTGTACGCCGGCGAGTAGTCGGAGGCGATCTGGAGCACGATGTCGTGCGGCGTCAGCCGGTCGGCGAGCGGCTGCACGCTCCAGGCGCGTTGCCAGCCCTGCAGGCCGCCGACCTTGAGCCACGCCGTCTCGAGCGACAACGTGACCCACACGCCGTCGTCGGTGAACGCGGTGACGCTCTCCTGGTGCGCGGCGCCGTTCGGCGCGACCCACTTGTAGACGCCGTTGTGGTTGCACGCACCGGCGATCGCGGTCGAGAACTGCAGACCCACGGAGTCGTAGATCTGAAACGTGCTCCACTGCTTCGCGAGGTAGTCGTAGACGAGCACCACGCCCGTGTTTCCGACGCTCGCGCGACACGTAAACCGCACCTGAAACTGCGATTCGTGCACGACGGCGCTCGTGACGACCGGATTGAGCGCGAGCGTGTCCTCGACGGGCCCTGACAGGTAGACGACCTGGAGCGAGCGGTCGAGTAGGTACAGACCCGCTGACGATTGGAAGACAACGCCCTCGGGCACGACGGCGACGCTGTTCGCGTCGATGCATCCGAGGTCGACCGCGATGCGCTGCGGCGTCGAGAACCCCTCGCCGCCGGCGAGCCCGGGCCCGTCGCCGTCGATGAAGAAGATGCGATCGCGCTTGAACACGATCAGGTGTCCATCGAGCGACGCGAGCGCCGTGATGGGCCCGCCCTCCTCGATGGTGACGGTGAGCGAGTCGTGGAACCCTGGCGCCTCGCCGAACGCGTACCGTTGCGAGTACCAGAGCACCTTCGGATCGTCGGTGCCCGCGAGCCAGATGCGCTCCTTGTGCATCGCGACGATCGCCGCGCTCGGAGGGCAACGGTTCTCGAGGTTGCCGCCCGTCGTGTAGAGGAACTCCGCGCCGGACAGATCCGAGTCCGCAGCCGTGTCGTTGATGTGGATGAGCACCCCGGTCGGATCGTTCAGGATGGGCGTTCCCGCGCCCGCGGGGCCCGCGTCGACCGACCACGACATCTTCGCGTCCGGCACACGGAAGAAGACCGTGCCGCTCGCCGTCGTGCGCCAGACCTCCACAATCCACGACGGTGTGAAGCTGCTTTCCGCGTCCTGCAGGAGCGTCATGCCGAGCGGCGCGGCATCGAAGCTGACGTTGTTGGATGCCGCGTTCGCGCCGTTCACCACGATCGACACGGCGGCGCTCGGCGCGCTGCGCTGACGCTGCCCCTGCATGTCGTAGCGCGCGAACGTGTAGCAGTAGCTGTAGGTGCCGTTCGCGATCGTGCCGGTGCCGGTCGACTGCTGCACCGTCGATGGCGTCTGCGGGATGAGGAGCGGACAATCCTCGATGACGCGCCCGCCGTCGTAGATCGCAGGCGTGCCGCCGGAGAGGTGGAGCGAGCCCCCGAGCTCGGCGGGCATGTGCCGCGAGCGTGACGCGAAGTCCAGCGCGAGCGAGTCCATGCCGAGGTTGCCGGCGGCGCTCTTTCGCACCACGCACGCCGTCGCGTAGGTCGCCGCGCTCGCGATGGTCGCGACGCTGCAGAGGTTCGTGCGGATGTCGGTGATGAAGTTCGTCGACGAGCGGCGCGGCGCGATGGTCGCGACCGGACGCCCGAGCACCGTCGCGCTCCCGGTGTCGCCGATGGTGAGGTCGAGCAGGAACGTCGTCGATACGTTCGTCGTCGCCGTGGCCCAGTGCCCGCAGACCGCGTAGCAGCGCGAGCCCGACATGAACGGTTTGCTGAGCCACGTCATGCGCCGCACGTAGCGCGCCGCGGGACCGAACAGCGTCCCCGCCGACGACACCGCGCGCCACTTGGACGCCCGGACGAGGTTCGTCGAGTCCACCTCGCTCCAAGTGACGACCGCATTCGCCGCGTCCACGCGCTCGATGCCGACGGGGAATCCGGCGATGAACCCGCTCATGCTCGCGGCCGTCGCGACCGTGAACGGCGCGGTGGAGTCCGCGAGCGTCGTCGTGTTCAGCGCGGTCGCCTTGACCGTCAGCGTTCCGGCGAGCAGGTAGCCGTACGCGATCCAGAGGCGCTCGCCCGCGTTGCCACGGATGGAGAGCCCCCAATTGGTCGGATCGGCCGTCTCCGCGAGCGTACGCGTCGCGACCGGGGCGCCCAGCGCGGTGGGGTCGAACGTCGCGACGTTGAGCTTCGTTCCCGCGCCCGTCGTCGCGTTGACGTAGGCGATGGCGAAGCGCGTCGTCGACAGTGTGCACGCGTCGAGCTGCATCTTCGTCGCCGTCGTCGACGAGTCGGTGCGAATGACGGTCGAGCCGCTGAACGCGGTCGGGCTCGTGAGGTCGAGCGTGTGGGCCTTGATGGTGCCGGCGCTCGTCCCGTAGAGCAGCACCGCTCGCGTGCCGACGACGACGACGCGTGGGTAGTGATTCGTCTGCCCCGTGGCGACGGAGACGCCGGAGAGGATCTGCGCGCCGGTCGCGACCTCGACGACGCTCGCCTTGATGTCGCCGCGCTTGCTCGTCGAGTCGTAGTTCTCGAGCCAGACGTAGACGAGGTAGCCGTTACCGTACGCGACGTCGGGCGCGTAGAACGTCTGAGAGCCGTGGACGAGCGGCGCGCGCGTCGCGATGGCTTGGGGGACCTGGTCCTTGTAGGCCCACTTGTCGATGGCCGGCGAGTACGAGTAAAGCGCGTCGCCATCCGTGAGGACGAGGTCAGAGCCGAACGTCATCAGGCGCGTAGCGGCCAGGATGGTGCCGCCGACGAACGTCGAGCGAGAGAGCGCGGTGAACCCGCGGCGCTTGCGGATCACGCCGGCCTTGTCGAAGACGCCGTTGATGAGCGACGACAGCTTCCCCGGCACGACGTGCTTCACGTCGGTGCGCTGATCGACGCCACCGGAAAAGTCGATCTGGATGTTCGCGCGTTCGGGCATGGCTAGAACACGTAGACGGGGGCGGTGCACGTCCCGGTACACGCCAGCTGCACTTGCGACGCGTCGAGGTCCGCCGACTGCTCGACGCGCCAGAACGTAGGCGCGAGATGCGTGCCGCCCACCATGAGCGGCGCGCAGACGATGACGCCGACGTACGCGCGCCCGAGCCGATGCGCGATCGCGGTCGGCGTGAACGGCGTAAACGCCACGTCCATGATGAGATTGCCGCCGACGATCGGGGTGACCGCGGCGGGAAGCAGCGCGTCGAGCAGGTTCCGCTGCAGGGCGTCAAGCGCGCGATCGCTGAACTTCTCGATGCGAGCGCCGAGGCTCTTCACCGACTCGATGACCTCCGAGCCGACGTAGCGGACCGTGCGGGGCATCATGGGAGCACCCGGGTGGTCATGGGATGACGTCCTCATCGACCATGTAGACGTCGCGCGCCTGCTCGGTCTTCTCCGTGACGCGCACCGCGCCGAACGTGAGGATGCGATTCAGCTGGCGCTGATACTCGGCGCCGAGCCGGTCGGCGAGCTCGAGGTCTTCCTCCTCGAGCGCGAGCTTCCATGCCACGCCGACGATGAGCGCCTCGTCCCAGCCGGCGACGGTGTCCACGTCGGCGTCGAGGTCGAGCGCGGACCACTTGATCGGGGCAGGGTGGTACCAGAGCGTGAGCGAGTAAACGGTGGTCGGCTTCGGGCGCACCACGAGCGAATCGCCGACGATGCGCCACGCGACGGGCTTCCCCTGCCACGTGCCGGCACTGCCGTAGCGGTTACGCTCCTCCCACTGGAACTGCTCGAGGTTCGCCTTGCGGCCGTTCACCACCGCGTCGACGTCCTTCACCTTCCAGACGTCGTCCTCGCCGACGATGGCGCCGAGCGCGTAGGTGTCCTCGTCGGCGACCGTCTGCAGATCGACACTCTTCACCGCGCGCTCGGGCTGGGCGGTGAGAACGGTCTCCCAGATTTCCGCCCACGTCGTGTTCATGAGCGCGAGGATGTCCGGATCCTCGCGGAAGGTGCCGTTGACCTGGTCCGCACGACGACGCGCGGCGGCCAGCACCTCCGCCGGCGTCGTCGTGTAGGCCATGGATCAGTGCTCCCCGTTGCAGAGCGCGTGGAGCGTCGCGAACGCGTCGTAAACGGCCTGG